CAAGCGGCGTCTGGTACTCCGACAAGCCCAGCACCGCCGCGCCTCTGCTCGCGCTCAAACCTCTAGGTTGGCTACCCATTAGTCGTCCTCCTCATAATCGTCATCTTCGTAATAATCGCACCCTTCGCACCATTCAGGGTCACAATTACCAATTTCATTTAAGATATTGGTCTCCGCCATATACAGGACAATCCTCTCTGTCGAGATAATTTACCCAAACAAAACAATCATTATTGAGTTCATCGCAATGCCTTCCGTCAAAATGAGAACAACATCTCATAACCCAGCCTCCTGTAAATCCTCAATACTTCTTGCCAAAACGTAGAGGCCGCCGCGCACTCTCCACGCTGTCTCGAAAGCCTTCTGCGTAATGCGCTGTTTTCCCTTGTCGCTTTTGCACTCGACAGCTAACGCCAGCCCGTGTTTGGTAACGCCGATAATGTCAGGAAAACCGTTGATTTCAACAGCTTTGAACCAGCCGCCCGATTTTGTTTGAAAACTCCCATTATTAACACGGACGCAAAAATGCCCACGCAATGACAAATATTCCTTGCAGGCCTTCAAAATATCCGCTTCTTTTGTTCTTATACTACCCATGCGTAACGCTCTCCTCTTTTTATTTTCCCTATAGTGTCGCGTACAACGTTGTACATTTTGGCTATTTCGGTCTGTGTTTTCCCTGACGACAATAACCTTTTTATTTCTTTAACCTCATCTGTCGTTAAGCTGCCGTGCTTGCCGTAGTTAGCCTCGCTTATTTTTTTATTTGTTTCTTTTGAGCTAGGTCTTGGCTTTCTTCCGCAGAAATTTTTCTTTTGCTCCGGCGATAATTTTTTGCCTTTATTCCACGTTGGTTTTCCTTTTCTCGCTTCGCTCATCTTGCGCCGCGTTTCGGCTGACATATTTTTACGCACCTCACTTAATTTCCGGCGCGTTTCTTCGGACGGTTTTGCGTCAACACCGCCCTCGGTAAGGTTATACCCAAATTGCGGATCGCGAGCTTTATAAAAGGCGACCCAATATTTTTCTTTGGCGTTAAGCTCCTCTTTACTGTCGGCTTTGTCGATTTCGTCCCAACTAAAAGCTGAAATGCCGTGTTCGAGAATAGCGATTTGAAAAGCAGATCGCTTGTCGCCTTTCATTGCCTGATACTTATGCCCTTTTTTACGCTTTGCCAACGTGTAGGTAGTCTGTCCGATATAGACCTTGCCTGTTTTCTCATTAGTAACCTTGTAAATTATACCGTGCATGGTTTTCTCTCCATAAAAACATCATAGAGTAGTCTATTAGGTTTGTCAATAACTTCATAGGATAATCTATTGATTTTTTTCAAGAAAAACAGTAAAATTGCCGATATAATGAATATGGAAGGATTAACCACCCGCGAGATAGGGGACATTCTCGGTATAACGCCGGAAGCGGCATATTTAAGGCTTAGGACGGCTAAAATCGAGCCGAAAACAAGAGCAGGGAATACCGCCCTATACGACAAGTCCGTAGTGAATAAGATCAGGAAAGTCTCAAAAGGCGGCAGACCTAAAAAGAAAAAACAGTAGTCAAGGCAGGCGCGAAGGACTGCGGCTTCAGGCGTTTTCATTTTTCACCCCTAACCATGCCTTATATGTAGACGATAATTTCCCGCACTTGTCCGCGTCGTAAATAGCGCAATGGTATTTTTCGCACTGATACCTGTTGCGCTTTGTCTCGTTGTCCGTGAAAGACTTGCAGTATTTGCAGGTGTTCAAAATATCCTCGTTGCGTTGATCGGTTTTATTCATGCCGTACCTCGTCTTTCAATTCAATGCCGATACCCGCGTCCAACGACATTTGAATATTTACATCGTCGTTGTATTTGACGTGTTCAAGATTACGCAGAGCCTGTTTGTAGTAACTGTCTTTTAACTCGATACCGACACCTTTTCTGCCTTTTTTAACCGCGCCGTAAACTTCCGAGCCTACGCCCATAAACGGCGTTAAGACAACTTCATCGGGATTGCTGTACAGTTCCACAAGGCGTTCTATTACGTCCAGTTGTAACGGGTGTACGTGTTTTTCATCGTCTTCTTCTTTTGCAGGTCTGAACGGCAGCACGTTGTCAATCCGTATATCGTCCCAAATGCTTGAGGCGTAACGCTGCCAGATATAATGATTGAGCTTTGAAACCTCGCCTTTAACTTTGGTGTTTTTCAGATATTCCCATAATTCGTCAGCCGTAAACTTTGTGCCGTTTTCGTTGTTAAAAATCCTTACCATGTGCGGCAATATAGGAACATCTCCGGCGTAACTGTTTATGCCGTCAATGTACGTTACAGGCACTTGATTTTCGCCCGCTCGCCTGAAAATTAAAATATAATCGGGATTTGCAACATGGCATTTTGTCGCGTCCTCTATTATGAGTTTGTGCATAAGCCCGCGTAACATTGTGCGTGTCCTTACGCGCAGAGGCTCTTTCCAGACAGTAATCCGCGAAAAATAATGGAAGTGGTATTTTTTATGCAGCTCTATAATATCGTGCGGAAAATCGTATAATTCGTCGCCGCCTGTAAAAATGTCGGTACAGTGTACGGCGTTAATCCTGCCGTGTTTGGTAATACGGGACATTTCTTTTATGAAAAACTCGTACTGCGTTAAAAACTGTTCGCGTGATGTACAGTTTGAAAAATCTCGCGGATCGCTCGAATACTGGTACAATCCGCAAAACGGCGGTGAATATATCGACAAGTCAATGCTGTTGTCAGGCAGTTTCGACAATACGTCCATACAGTCTCCGTTATAGACCGAGTACCTGTCCGTATGCTTTGAGTCTTTGATTTTTTCCATTACGCTACCTCCAGAAATTTTGGTAAAATTATTTCTTTATCGCTGTCCCTGTAGACAACCTGCCTAAAATCCTTGTTTACGCTGCTTATAAGATTTTCGTATAACTGCGCGGCTTTTATTTTCTTTTCCTCAAGTGCCTGCATTACGCGCTTTTGACCGTCCGATAAAATCAAATCGACCGTTACGTCCCGCGTCTGTCCGAACCGCCAGAAACGCCGCAGCGACTGGTAGTATTGCTCGTAACTCCACGTTGGAAAAAATGAGCAGTGGTTACAGTGCTGCCAGTTTAAGCCCATGCCCGTTATTGACGATTTTGTGATAATCCTTTTTATTTCGCCGTCCGAAAAAGCCTTTAGTATTTCTTCTTTTTCTTCGATAGATTGTGAACCGATTATTTCTTTAGCTTCCCTGTCAAGCGTTTTTAAGATTTTTGATTCGTTGTTGGTATTGCACCAGTAGACGCTTGTTTTATCGCCTGCCATATCTACTGCTTTTTCGCACCGCTGAGGCTCTGTCTGTTTTTGTTCTTCCCTGACTTCCCACATTGTAGCCGCTTCTATGGCGAACATTGACAACTGGTTATTCTCTTCCACAAAATTAGTGCTATGCACAAAATGGATATTTTCAATGAGTTTAGGTAGGATATATTTTTCGTCCGAAAAACCGATGTCGGACGGCTTTCTTATCATCAAAGCCCAAGTATTAACCCACGCGAAAAAATCGTCTTTTGCGTGCGGTTTCAAGTAGTACCTTACCCCGACCCCTCTGTTACGGCTGTCCTTGTCGTTTTGCGTATTGTGAAAATAGAAGCCGAGCATATCCATAAAACCGAGATAGCCTAACGCTTCGGACGATGTGCCTAACTCTATAAAATCATTCGGCGAAGGAGTAGCCGACATTAAAAAACGGTATTTTATCTTTTTGACAAACTCCGTGATCCTGAACTTTATTTTTCCGTTGAAGTTTTTCAGGATTGAGCTTTCATCGCAGATAACGCACCCGAAGTCGTTGCTGTCCATATAGTGAAGACGCTCGTAATTGCATAACACTATTTTTTTGGTATGCCTGCCGTCCTTGCTGTATTCGATGTCGTCAATGCCGATTTTCTCCGCTTCGATTAAGAACTGAAACGCGACCGCGAGCGGTGTCAAAATCAAAACTTTCTTTCCCGTGTGCATTACCATATTTTGCGCTATTGTCAGCGATATTCGCGTTTTGCCAAGCCCTGTGTCGGGAAACACGCCCATTCTGCCGCGCCTTACCGCTTTCCCCGCGATATATTCCTGAAAGTCAAAAATATCGTCCGGCATATAAACAGGGTCAAAACCGAAGTCAACGGTTATGTGTTTTTTGTTTTCGATAAACTCGTGGTACTTCACGCGCTCGCCTCCTCTAACTGTTTCCGTATCCTGTCCGCTTCGGCTTTC